TTGCCCGCAGCCGCCGCTCGATTTTGCTGCCGTAGCGGTAGGCCGCCGAACGGCTGATTTGGAAACCCTGCGTATTGAGCCATTCGGCCAGCTCGGTATAGTTGGCAAAGCCGTTTTCGATGAGCCGCCGCTCGAACTCGCGGCGCACGTTCTCCGGCAGGGTCTCCATACTGCTGCGCGGTGCCATATCAGCTCTCCCAGTATTTTTCGGGTCGGGCAATGCCTGCCTGACAATCAATCGTGTACTCGGCAATGTCCACGCCCAAACGGTTCAAGTCGGCAAACCACATGCCGCTGGGCTGCTTGGTCAAATCCAGCAGCCTGCGGTCTTGCAGGTACTCCAACTGCTGGCGCAGTTCCAGTGCGGTTACGTCGGGATAAATGCCGCGCATCACGTCCAACAAAAACACTTCGCTGGATGTGTAGGGGCGGGCTTTGTTGAGCGTGTTGATTAGGTGCCACCTCATGCCTTCGCGGCGGGCTTTTTCGTTCATTTTTTCGAGCTTTCCATTTTGTAAAGGTCGGTCAAAGTCTTTTGGATGCTGTCCATTTTGGCTTCCAAAATCGCTTGGTTGCGGATGTAGTCGTCGCGCAAAACGTATTTTTCCGGCAGTACCGCCTTTTGTTCGGCAAACTGGTTTTCCAGCGATTCCACTTTCTCGGCGAGCTTGTCTTGATGCTTCTGCCGCTCGTCCTGCTGCGCCTGAAACTGGCTTAACAGCATTTTGCCGAAGCCCCAGCACACGCCCAAAAACGACAACAAAAAGCCGACCAACTGCCAAAACTCAATGCTGACAAAAGTCTTGTTATCCATAGCGTGTCTCCTTTTCCAAATCCTCTTGGCAGTCCACGCACAGGGTGCAGCCGCGCACCGCCTGACGGCGCGCTTCGGGGATGGGGTCGCCGCACTCCAAGCAATGCAGCTCGGATTCCTGCGCGGTGACCGGCCGTCTGCAACGCGCCAGTGCGCCCTCTAAAAACAGGCCTTCTGCTTCGCAGGCCCGGTCAATGACATCACTCATCTTGTACCTTTTGATACCACGCCTGCCAGCCCGAAATCTGGCCCTCCAATTTTTGGCAATATGCGCCATAACGGACGGCGTGGTGCAACAGTTGTTCGGGGGAGC